TTGACCATATTGCCTTCATCAATCAAATCAAATCTACCCTATGACTGTTACCTATTTTGACAACTTCCGAAAGGTGGATGACCCAAAGTTCTTCCCGGTTGATATGGTGCTGGATAGAATTAAGAATGGCACTTCAAAAGAACTGATTGAGCAGCTCAGGTCAATTCAAGACCCAGAGCAGCAGAAAGACTTTAAGCTGAACAAGCTGCCTCTTATCTGCTTCTCAGGACAGTTCACAAGAAGAGCAGCCGTGGCCTTCAAGAAAGCCTCCGGTTTAGCAATTATGGACTGGGATGATGTCCAACCTGACCAGCTCAGAGACTTGCAAACCATCATCATTTCTGAGCCTTACACCTATGCTTGCTGGGTTTCTCCAAGGGGAGGCCTGAAAGCACTTATGCGGATAGCCGATGCCGAAAAGTACAAGGAGCAATATGAGGCACTGCTGGATTACTTTAATGCGATCACGATTGACTATTGCCAGGCAGACAAGGCCAACAAAGACATAGCCAGAGGCTGCTTTGAAAGCTATGACCCTGACCTATACATCAACAAGGAGGCAATACCATTTAAGCTCTACATCCGGCATGAGCGATTACAGATGCCTACCTATGAGAGTAAGGTTGAGCTTATACCTAAGATTTTGAAATGGACAGCCTCAAAGAACCAATACTTCCAAGATGGACAGAGAAATCACTTCATCCTATGTTTTGCCGGAGCTTGCTGCCGATTTGGTGTTGATCAATATGATTGCCTAGCCTTCTGTGATAATCAGTTCCTGGCAAATGATACCAGCTTCAGCCGAAAGGAATGTGAGCAGACCATAGCCAATGCCTACCGATACTGGGCCAATCAATTTGGCACTGCTGAAATGACTGCCGGGAAAGTCATTGACAGCAAGACATTGATGGAAATTGATGTTGCTCCTCCTGCCGAGCTATTTGACACTTCAATACCAGCTAAAGATGTTGTCTATGGAAGTTCAGTAATGGACAAGGCTCTGGACTTGCTTGAGAATGGCTTACCATTTCTTGACAACATAGGCATCCCTATCCTTGATGATTTATTTAAGTTCAGGAGAGGAGAGATTACACTTTTGTCCGGTCATGGCAATCATGGAAAGTCCAGCATAATGAAGTTTATGATGCTCTGCCATGCTGCACTGTATGGGCGTAAGTTTGCCATCTTCCCGCCGGAGGACAATCCTGCCGAAATGTTTTATCATGATCTGGTTGAAATGCTGCTTGGTCAGGAATGCTCACCAAAAAGCAACAACAGACCCACTAAGGAAGGCTATGAGAAAGCATACCGTTGGGTAAGTGACCATTTCTTCTACATCTATCCAGAAACGGAAAGCCCGACTCCAGCTTACATCAAGCAGCGATTTCTAGAACTAATTATCAAAGAGAAAGTTGATGGCTGCGTGATTGACCCATTTAACCAGATGGACAATGACATTAGTAGAGCCGGAGGAAGAGATGATCAATATCTGAGCCAAGTCTTAGGTGACTTTTCCCGCTTTGCGAACTCAAACAATGTTTATTTCTTTATCCTGAGCCATCCGAAAGGAGGCAGCAAAAAGAATAACCAGGAGAACTATCCATGCCCAGATGTTTATGATTTAGCCGGAGGTGCGATGTGGAATAATAAAATGTGGAACATCCTTATTTATCATCGGCCTTTATTTTACACTCATCCAAATGACCCTACCTGTGAGCTGCACACTAAAAAGATTAAGCGGAAGGAAGTAGGCAAAAGAGGCTTTATTCAGTTTGAGTACAACTATCCAAAGCGCAGGTTTATGTTTAATGGAGGTGACCCTATGAACAGAATTTTGGGTCTTCTGAACTTAAATGCTTACTTGCCTACTCCCGAAATTTTAGCTCCGGACTTAAACGATAATTTCAACATAGATGACCTTCCTTTCTAGTGTAAATATAAGCCAAGTGCCTGCCCAATGGGAGGGCCGAAGCACCTATTCCAATGATTTAATTTACTCACTAAAAGAAACAGACATGAACAAGCAAGATTGCCAGGATTACCTAGGCCGAAAAATTACACAACTAAAAAATAAGCTAGATCAGACTGATGCCGCAAAAGGGCATAAGCGAAGGTGGTCTAATCAGCTTGAAGTCTATGAGGCAATTTTGAAATACTTATCTTTGCCTAAACTTTAAAATTATGCCACTAAAGAAAGGTTACTCAGCTAAAACAGTTAGCTCAAACATCAAGACCGAGATGAAGGCAGGCAAGCCTCAGAAGCAGGCCGTAGCCATCGCTCTGTCTATGGCTAAGAAGGCTAAGAAGACAGCTAAGAAAAAATAATAAACCACAAAACAAGGGGCGAAAGCCCGGTACTAAAATTATGGCAGCACCTAAAGGAAATCAATGTTGGCAGCTTAGGTTGAAGCATGGGCTAGATGGTAGATTCAAAACTCCAGAGGAAATCCTTGAGAACTTTGAACAGTATGTTCAGTGGGCAGAGGAAAATCCACTGATTGAGGTTGATTTCAGAGGTAAGGATGCAACTGAGGTCAGGCTACCAAAAAAAAGGCTGCTCACGAAGGAGGGCTTTGCACTTGCTTGTGGCTTCTCCTGCTGGACTAAGTTGTCAGAATATAAGACCAAATCAAAAGACTTTGGTAGTGTCTTTACACGCATAGAGCAGGCCATCTACACCAGCAAGCTGGAAGGGGCTGCATCTGGGCTATTCAACCACAACATCATCGCAAGGGATTTGGGGCTAATGAACCAGGAGCAAGTGAACATGCAAGTGGTTGAAGTGATTAAGCCAAGGCCAAACAAGAAGGGAGCAGAGCAGGAGGCTGATGCCGAAGGTTGATTTGTCAAGTCCTGACCTTTGGCAGGAGAAATACCTTGATGCAGTAACTGACCCAAAGACCTACAACATCCTTTGGGGCGGTGCAGGAAGTGGCAAGAGCCAGACCATGATTCAGCTATTTCTGGCTGAGATATGCGACAATAAGGCCAACCAATTCCAGACCTTTTTTGTCATACGCAAAGTAGCTGCCACAATCAGGAACTCAGTCTTTGCTGACTTCAGGAACAAGATTAGCCAATGGGGGCTAGACAAGCTCATTAAGGCCAAGACAGGCTACATGGAGCTTCAGTCAGGCACTAACAAGATTGTGTTCCTTGGCTGTGATGATCCTGAGAAGCTGAAGTCATTGAGCCAGGCTAAGTACATCTGGATTGAGGAAGCTACTGAGCTTACTCTGGAGGACTTCACTCAGATAACTCTGCGACTCAGGGGCAAGTCAGAGCATCCAAAGCGATTCTTCCTGACCTTTAATCCAGTCAGTGATAGCCACTGGATTAAGAAGCGGTTTTTTGACGATGTTCCTCCAAAAGAGGCCAACCAGGTACTCCGGCTGCATGGCACTTACAAGGATGCCATAGACTTCCTCGATGATGAGTATGTGACTAGGATGGAGGCACTCAAGTCAGTGAGCCAGACTTACTATGAGGTCTATGCCCTTGGGCAGTGGGGCATCTGGGATAGGGAGTCGCTTTTTGCGACCTCATTCGACTTCAGCAGGCATGTCTATGATGGCTACATCAAGGCCTCTCCAGCTCACAATCTCTACCTTGCCTTTGACTTCAACGTGACTAATACCTGCGTAGTTGCACAGTACATCAAGAACTCAGATGAGAGCATGTACTATGCCACCATCAATGTCATCAAGGTCTATCGCATTGGCGATCTAGCTGGCCTGTGCCAGACCATTAAGCAAGAGTTTCCTAACATGACCTACATCATCAATGGTGATGCCTCCGGCTCTGCTCGTAATGCGTTCACAATGGACAACATCTCAGCCTATGCCCTCATCAAGAACTACCTGCAGGTAAATGACATGCAGCTTCAGGTAGCTAAGTCTAACCCTAGCCACATAGCCAGCAGGCTAGTGACAATCCTAGTTCTTCAGAAGGCCAAGGTTCAGATAAGTGGCAAGCGATGTGAGGAGCTTGTAACTGACCTGAAGGAAGCCAAGGTGGACAGGCAGGGCAGCCTTGACGCATGGAAGAATAAGAACCCAGACAAGTCTCATGCTCTGGATGCCTTTAGGTATTTTATTTTCTCTAACTTTGCTGAAATTACAAGCAACTTTAACCTCGAGAAGTATGGCACTATGCTGCAGTGATTGTTTTAAGGTCTGTGAGCCGCTTAACGGTTGCCCTTTTGCTTTTTACATCGCTGTGCCACCGACTTACACCGAGGCTGACATAGTCATTAAAATCACTAAGCCAGGAGTGAATGTCATCGTTGAGCAGCTCTTGACCATTGACATTGAGGGCTTCATTGAAATTGACTTGACAGCAATGCCTGAAGGATTCATCAATAGCTATGGTGGGCAATATCACATCAGCTTCTATGAGCCGGGCAACAATAATCCATACATCTTTATGCCGACTGATGGCAATGAGTATGATAGCATCTGCCTGAGCTTTGCCACTACTTACAGCAATCAGGAGGATAACATTTTAGTCTTAAATATTTTCGGTTAAACCAATGAACAATGACTTTAAATCAAATTGTGGAGGTAAGCGCAGAGGCTGCTGCATTATCCAACTACCACACGATGACCAGCCTGATGACCTTACTGCTGATAGCCTTCCTAAGCGCAGGCTTTTCCTTGTTTCTGGACTACTTTCTGGAGGATCATCCGATTGGACAGTGGTATCTGTTGCAGATTCAGAAGCTACCGACCTTCTGGGCCAAGCCACTAGGTGAATGCCCATTCTGCTCAGGAGCTTGGCAGTTCCTGGTTATCTCATGCCTTATCTTTGACTATCCATTCTATCTATGTTCAATTTATTTAGGCGCAAATCATCTGTGCCTCCTGCTGCTGAACAAGTGGCAAAAGAAACTCCTCTACAAGCAGAAAGTGGCCGAATACTTTACAGGGGAGTAGCTCCTGCTGACCGCTGGGATCAGATTGAATTTGCTTTCACATCTGGTGGAGTCAATTACTTTAAGTTCGTATCTGAGGTCAATGTGCCATTCCAAAGGGCAGTGGCTGCTCGTGACATCTTTACAGAAGAACTCTGGCAGATTAACCCAGACTTCCTGAGGGGCTGGAACAATGGCCTGATTAACCTGCTCATGGACAAGAAGAAAAAGGATGATAAGAAGCTGTATGAGATAGGGGTAATGGCCTCAAGACTAAAGGAGCAGATGGAGATGTCTGTGAGCCTACTGAGGCAGCTGAAGCTGGCAACGGTTGTTTACTTTGATGAGCAGGAGAATCCACTCGACTATCAGTACCCATACAACAAGCAGAAGCTGGAGCATTGGATGAAGCATAATGATGTTCAGGGTTTTTTTTTGAATCTGCCGGAGTACGCCTATCTGCCCTCTTTGACAGAGTACAGCACGAATTTCCCGACCTATTTGCAGGCCGAAACTCTTCAAAGCCTAAACTCCCTGAAACACATTATTGGACTGCAATCACTAGACAGCACAGACTTAGATTTGATGAGCAGTTTAGAGTCTCAGGTGGAGATCCTCAGCGAGCTAAATTCCTGGTCGAAAGGCCAATCTATGAATACTATTTAATTGTAAGCAGCTATATTGCAGCGCAGAAATCCAGAAAGGGTAAGGGATAGATTTGTTTAGTTTTTCATAATTGCGAAAAGGCCACTGATATTCGGTGGCTTTTTTAATTGCTATCTT